CTCGACATTTTCTCGGGAAAATTTTCTGCGGATAAAAAAAAATGAAAAATAATTGAAAAAAGTTGAAAATAGGTGTTGACTTTTGCTTTCCGAAGTGTTATACTATCAAAATCCAAGGGTTCATACCCCATGCCACCAGCCTCGGAAACTGGGTGGGTGTGAGTCCTTGGATGCCAATCCTGAAATCCTGATAAGCCCTAAATCGTGGGCTGTGGGAGAGCCGGGGGTAGCCCCGGAGAGCCCGTGCACGCTGCCAGAGGGATTGAACCTAAGCCGCAAGGCTTTTGACAAGCTAATGGATAGGATGGTGATTAGCTAAACGATCCGGGGACTAACAACCCCGTAAGTTTAGTTAAGGCTTGTAACCAATAAAAAGGTACCTAGGATGATCTAGGGACAGGCTTCTACAGGAGAACATCATCTCCCCCCAACGACTAAGTTGAGACCATCATATACCCTGTATTCTCGTAGCTCTTATGAGGGGTATTGTTCATATAAGATTATAGAGCTACCTACCCGGTACTGGTTAAGAGTGGTTACTTAAGGCGGTTAAGACCTTGGGGCTCAACTAGAACGAGGGGGGATATCTAACCTGGAGTAGCTGTTAGCTGCCCATGGGGGGAGGGGGGGTGTATCTAGAGTAAGAAAAGAAAGGTACCTTATGTCATTTAGTAAGAACAACGGTCTTACGACCTTCAGAAATGAATCTAATAACAAGTGGAAGACCGAAGCTCTCTTTGTAGAGTTCAATAAGGTAGATGCTTTGTACACCTTGAAGAAGGAAGCCTATATGGGTAAACCTTCCTTGTACCAGTTGTACATGGCTATGGAAGATATCACTGAGCACTCCTTTGCTAAGAAGTACCTAGGAGGTTGGTCTCACTGGTGTAGGCTAACTAAGACTAAGTTCTTTAGAGCTATCCTCAAGGAGTGGAGAGAAGAACTAGAGATCAAGCTAGTTGCCAAAGGACTAGATACGCTTAAGGATGCTCTCACAGATGAGAGCGCTAAGATGTCAGATAGAATGTTTGCTGCTAAGTTCTTTGCTAACAGGGGATGGGATGCAGCTCTAAACAAATCTAACACTCCCTCTAAGGAACTAAGACCAAAGGAAGAAAAGGTCAATCTAGTAACTATGACCTCCTTTGCATCCAAAGATATTCAAGAAGATTATGAAAGGTTAATGGGTCGTGGCCAAACTAACTCTAACGGATCTAAGCTCCCTAGCTAATGAGACTTCTGTTGTTAATGCTATCAACAACAACAATGCCGCTACAGAAGTTGCGTTAGAGAATACTCTTAGTCGTGATGGCTCCACTCCTAATGAGATGGAAGCTAACCTAGACATGAATAACAACCGCATCCTTAACCTTCCTGATGCTGTTCTAGACCAAGAACCAATAACTAAAGCACAGCTTGATGTTGCTACTATTTCAGGTATTTCAAATAATAATCTTTTAGCTATCGCTGGTCTGACAAGTGCAGCAGATAAAGGAATTTACTTTACAGGATCTGGAACAGCAAGTCTTTTTGATCTGTCTAGCTTTGTTAGAACACTACTTGGTAGTGCCGATGCTAGTACTTTTCAAACAACACTAACAAGTCTAGAAACACTGACTGCTAACAGAACGTACTACGTAAGAACTGATGGCAATGACTCCAACACAGGACTAACTAATACATCCGGTGGAGCTTTTCTTACTCTCGCAAAGGCTGCCAGTAAAATTGCAGACATTGATAGAAAGACATATTCAATTACAATTCAAGTTGGAGCAGGGACGTACTCAGGCGGCTTCTCTTTGACTGGTAGAGGAGTTGGTGCAGGAGCAATTCATGTTGTCGGAGATACAACAACACCTAGTAATGTGGTAATCTCAACAACTAACCAACATTGTTTTTCAAGTGATGCTTCTGACTTTTATGTTAGAGGTTTTAAAGTTGAGACAACGACAAATGGTGATGGATTGAAAGCCACAAACGGCGGTAGAATTCAAATTAATGGACCAATGGAATACGGTCAATGTGCTGGTAACCATCAAACAGCTCTTTCACGAGGAATTATTTATAATTTCGGACAGAATCAAACAATCTCTGGTGGAGCTGCTTATCACCACTATGTAGATGGTTTCGGATTTATCAACGAACAACTTTCAACAGTGACTTGGTCAGGAACTCCAGCATTCACAGCACAATTTGCCAGAGCTGATTTCGGATTAATCATTTGCAATGGAAACAATTACGGAACTCCTACAGCTACAGGACAAAGATATTACGCTCAGTACAACGGCATCATCCAAACATACGGCTCCGGAGCTTCTTATCTGCCTGGTACTGTAGCAGGTGGAATTGGGACACAGGGACAATATCTATGACAATGCAACCTTACAACGTACTGGACCACTATTGGACTGTAGAAGGAAAGCTAGGTTACTGGTCTTCAAAAAATCGACAGTACGTTGCAGACCTTCCTTATCAGGGCTTTCCAGTAACTAAAATAAAGAACGAGGAAGAGCTCCGTCAAGTTTTTGTCTCAGCTGGATGTGAAGACAGAGGTCCTAATTACGTTCCTTCTAGTGTTTACCTGTGGCAAGCTAAGGCCATCTTAGCTCAGACAGGTCACTTAGAAAATGCTAATCAGGCAATTCAAAACTCTAACAACGCCCTTCTAATTCAAGCTTGGGATTATGCTCCTTTTATTTCTCGTAATAGCCCAGCAGTGTCCACTATCGGCGCTATACTAAATTTAACAAGTGAGCAGATTGACCAACTATTCCGAGACGCTAACAACATAGTTGTTTAGTTTAACAACTAACCTTAAGGTCTAAAGAACAAAACCTTGTCTTGTAGAAAATTTGAAAGACACATTTAATGGCAAAGTTTACACCATCTGATCTGACATCTCTTACCAATGAGGCTTCTGCTGTAGCCCTCATTAACACTAACCTTGCCAACATTGCAACCGCTATCGAGAAGACTCTTAGCCGAGACGGCACAACTCCAAATACCATGTCAGCCAATCTTGACATGAACAACCTTCGCATCATCAATCTTCCTACAGCTGTGAACGATGCTGAGCCTGTTACTAAAGGACAGATGGAAGAGTACGTTAATAGCGTAGATACGGGCATCACAATTACAGTTGAAGGGGATGTTGGTATTGGGACAACCAATCCACGAACAAAATTAGAAGTTGTTTCTGAGGAGTCTGACGGAGCAAACATCACAACTACGGGTTACGGATCTAGTGGTGGTGTGTTCCACATGGGTCATGCTGGAGGAACGGAAGCTTCTCCAACAGCCACACCAAATGGAACTTTAATGGGTGGAATTGGCACACGAGTATATGATGGCTCTGTGTTCCAAGATCATTCAAATGTAGCTTTCCATTTCATCGCTAATGGAAATCAGAGTGTCAGTAACTGGGGTGGTTATCTGAATGTTCTAACAACACCAAACGGTTCTACGACACGCCATGTAAGAACCACCATTACTTCTGATGGTGTACTTATGCAACGTGATACGTCTACTCTTTGGGATCCAACGAATACACAACACACCAATCCATCAAACGACATACGAATTATCGCTGTCGGATCTAATGATGTTGGTAGCACATCGACATCGATCGCCGTGCAGGGATATGGTTTGACTTCTCTCGGTTTCCGAGGGTTCTCTGCCCAAGGAACTCCATCAGCTCCAACAGCGTCTCTAGCAAATAATTTCCTTTGCTTTTTGGGTGGGCATGGACATGATGGTACATCTTTTCCACTTGGTACTAAAGCTCTCATAACATTCAAAGCTCAAGAAAACTGGTCTGGAACTAATCAAGGTACTTACATTACATTTGAAACAACACCATCCGGCTCAACAACACGAGCAGAAAGAGTTCGTATTACAGGAGAGGGAGTTGTAGCGATTGCTAACGTAACTTCGGCTCCAGCAGCACCAGCATCAGGTGGTGTTCTTTACGTAGAAGCCGGAGCTCTCAAGTATCGCGGATCTTCAGGAACCATTACAACGATTGCCCCAGCATAATAAAGAAAGAACAAATGAAGCCCGAGGAAAAGAAGAAACTAATAAAAGAACAAGCAGAATCTGATCTTCTTTTCTTTATTAAGTTAGTGCACCCAAACAGAGAACTAGGAGCCATCCACGAAGAAGTAATTACTTGGATGACTCGTCAAGCTGGTAAGTCCCACAAGCTTCTACTTCTACCTCGTGATCATCAGAAGAGTGCACTAGCTGCATACTGGGTAGCCTGGCGTATCACTAAAGATCCAAGTATCCGCATCCTCTATATTTCATCTACTTCTAACCTAGCAGAAAAGCAGCTTAAGTTTATTAAGGATATTCTCACCTGTGATCAGTATCGCAAGTACTGGCCCGAAATGATCCAGGAAAAGGAAGACAAGCGTGAGAAGTGGACAGAATCGGAAATCTCTGTTGACCACCCTAGACGTAAAGCTGAATTCATTCGTGACCCAACCATCTTTACAGCTGGTCTTAATACTACTGTTGTTGGCCTCCACTGCGATATATCCGTTCTAGATGACGTAGTAGTAGACGACAACTCAGAGACAGAAGAACTACGGCGTAAGGTTAAATCACGTATCAGCTACCTCGCTTCGATTGCTGGTACCGAAGGTGAACAACTTGTAGTAGGTACACGATACCACCCAGGTGACGCATACGGCGACATGATGGGAATGTACTACGAAAAGTTTGACAACGATGGTAATGTAGTTGACTCTATTCTACTCTACGAAGTTCTACAGAAGCAAGTAGAAACAAACGGAGATGGTACAGGAGAATTCCTGTGGCCACGTAAGCAACGAGTCTCAGATGGTAAGTGGTTTGGGTTCAACGCTGAGATCCTGAGCAAAAAGAAATCTCAGTATGCTTCTAAAGGTTCCTTCAGATCACAGTACTACAATGATCCTAACGATCCCGAAGACGCTCCTATCCAAGCTCAAGACTTCCAGTACTATGATCGAGTTCACCTATCCTACAACAATGGTAACTGGTACTTCAAGAGCTATCGCCTAAACGTGTTCGCTGCTATTGACTTTGCTTTCTCGACAAAGAAAGATGCTGATTACACTTCTATTGTAGTAGTTGGTGTAGACTCAAGGAACAATTACTACGTCCTAGATATCGAGCGCTTCAAGACAGATCAGATCCAAGAGTACTTCAATCGCATACTGAGGATGCACACTAAGTGGAAGTTCCGCAAGTTACGAGCAGAAGTCACAGTAGCTCAAACAGTAATTGTTCGAGACTTAAAAGAGAATTACATCAAGCCACACGGTCTCGTTCTAGCTATCGAAGAGACCCGTCCTATCAAAAACAAAGAAGAGCGTATCAACGCAGTTCTCCAAGCCCGCTACACCAACAAGCAAATGTGGCACTACAAGGGAGGCAACTGCTCCCTACTAGAAGAAGAACTCACTCAGCGTAAACCTCAACACGATGATATCAAGGACTCTCTTGCTAACGCTGTAGAGATTTGCTTACCACCAACAGGCAACACCATGCAAGGTGGAGTAGGCGGCTCTTCTAAACTCAAAGTTAATGGCATGAGTATCTATAACAAACGGTTCGGAGGACTGGGCTAAGATGGCCGGTAAAGTATTTGCACTTGATGACATTATGATCCCTGATAAGCTGGCTAGTCAGATTGCTAACCAGTACATCAGCTGGGAGAATGATCGTCAAGCCAAGGTTAATGAGTGGGAAGAAATCCAACGATACATCTTTGCCACCGACACAACCAAGACTTCTAACTCCAAGCTACCCTGGTCCAACAAGACCACCATTCCTAAGCTGTGTCAAATCCGAGACAACCTTTACGCCAACTATATGGCTACGTTGTTTCCTAAGCGCAACTACATGGAGTGGGAAGCAGACACGGCAGACGATGCTAGCCGCGCTAAGCGGGATGCTATTACCTCGTACATGTATTGGGCAACAGATCGTGAAGAGTTCTTCACTGAAGCCCGCAAGCTAGTAGCTGATTACATCGACTATGGTAACTGCTTCGGCACAGTAGATTGGATTGATCGGAGTAGATCAGATGACCCCCTTAAGCAAAAGAAGGGATACGTTGGTCCTGTTATTAGACGTATTTCTCCTTTGGACATTGTGTTCAATCCTAGCGCTGGTGACTTCGCTAGTGCCCCCAAAATCGTTCGATCCCTTGTCTCTTTGGGAGAAGTCAAAAGTCTCCTACAGCAGTCCTCTAAAACACCAGAAGAGCTAGAGACAGCGGAAGCCCTTTACTCTTACCTAAGGGACCTTCGTGGTAAAGCAGGAACTCCACCAGCCAAAGGAAAGACCTGGACAGTCAAAGATGCCATTTATAATGTTGCAGGTTTTGATAGCTTTAATGCTTATCTGTGCTCAGGTACTGTTGAAATCCTGACTTTCTTTGGTGATATCTACGACAACGAGACTGACACCTTATACAAGGATGTGGTCATCAAGATCGTAGACCGTCACAAAATAATGTACAATAAGCCTAACGATAGCGCCTTCGGCACTGCTCCAATCTATCACACTGGTTGGCGTATCCGCCCAGACAACACTTGGGCAATGGGTCCACTAGACAATCTAGTTGGACTTCAGTACCGCCTAGACCATCTAGAAAACCTCAAGGCAGACGCTACCGATATCTCAGCCTTCCCTGTGTTCAAGATCAAAGGACACGTTGAAGAGTTTGATTGGGCTCCCCTAGAACGTATCTATGTAGGCGACGACTCAGACGTCACCTTAATGACGCCACCAGTTCAGACCCTAACTATCAATTCAGAACTAGCCAACATCGAACGCCTAATGGAAGAGATGGCAGGTTCACCACGCGAAGCTATGGGCTTCCGTACCCCAGGTGAGAAGACTGCCTACGAAGTTAAATCCATGGAGAATGGTGCTTCTCGTATCTTCCAGAGCAAAGTAACTCAGCTTGAAATGTCCTTGTTCGAGCCCTTGCACAATGCAATGCTAGAACTAGCACGCCGCATGATTACCTCAGTAACCATCCGTGCATTCGATCCTGAGTTCAATGTTGATATCTTCATGCAACTAACTCCTGAGGACCTTACTGGTGCAGGCCGTATCAAGCCAATCGCAGCCCGCAACTTCGCTCAGAAATCAGAGCTAGTTCAGAACCTATCTAACTTCTTTGCCTCAGCCATCGGCTCTGATGAAGATGTGAAGAGACACTTCTCATCTATCAAGATTGCCCAGATGGTAGAACAGATCCTTGATATCGAGAGCTACAAACTAGTTCTTGAGAATGTAAGGTTGAGTGAACAGGCAGACGCCCAGCGCCTAGTTAACTCACAACAAGAACAGGTCGCGATGGACACTATGACTCCTAGCGGCATGTTGCCCGGAGACTTCGACCCAACAATGATGCAACCACAGCAATGATAAATAATTATGCAAAAGGATTGTCTATCGATTGGTTGAAGAACCTGGATACTCCTGAGAAGAAACAAAGCTTTGCACTTAGAATAAGAAGCCTGCAAAATGACATTGTATTCATGAGGCTCATCGAAATTCTTAAGGAAAAGCGTGCGTCTCTTCTCAGGGGTCCCTCATCCCTAGACGAGTATGACTCCCCATCGTGGGCACACAAGCAGGCCGATATCAATGGCCAAATCAGATCAATCAATTATGTGTTGGAACTTATAGACCTAAAGGCGTAAGCCGTAGTTTACGTAAGCCACACTTTAAGGAAAACTTATTCGGATGACCAATCCACTATTTGACAACAACGCCCCAGACCCAGCGGACGTTGATGTAGAAACCGCCAAGGCTCTTCTAGTCGGTGAATCTAAGAAGTACAAAACCGAGGACGAAGCAATCAAAGCTCTCTATCATTCTCAGGCGCATATCGCCCGGCTAGAACGAGAGATGGCTGAAGCCAAGGCAGCGCTTGCTGAACGGAAGAACGGTGAAGACCTTCTCGCTCTCCTTGAACAGAAGCTTAAGACACCTAACAATCAAGGGACTCCACCAGAGCCTAAGGTTGAAGAGGTTAAGAACATTGATACCCTAACCAAGGCTGAGATTGCAGCGCTACTTGATGAACGTCTAAACGTCAGCAAGAAGCTAAGCGTCGAAGAACAAAACCTTAATTCTGTTGTTAAGACCTTGGAAGAAAACTGGGGTCCAAGCTTTAAGCAAGACCTTAAGGCTAAGGCTACAGCTATGGGTGTTTCTGAGGACTACTTGCTAACACTAGCAAAGCAGAGCCCTCAGGTATTTATCAGTGCAGTAGGTGGCAACGTAAAGCGTGGCTCACCCACTGACTCCCTTCCACCCCGAACTTCTCAGCGTGGTATTCCTGGAAACGATAACCAGCCCGGTGTTCGTAACAAGGCGTACTACGACAAGATGCGTAGAGAAAATTCAAAGCAATATTTCTCAGCAGCTACTCAAGTACAGATGCACAATGATGCAATTACTTTGAAGGAGAAGTTCTTCGCTTAACTTTCGGAGAACCCTAAATGTTTACAGTTGCTAATAACGAACATCTTATTCGTTCGTCTCTTTGGTCACAGCAGCTCAAGGACGTCCTCGAAGACGACTTGATGGCTATGTCCTACGTCAAGATGCTAACCGAATTCCCAGATGGCGATACCTTTAACTAACAAGTTTGGAGGTATTAAAACTTCGCTATATGCTGGAACACCCTAAAACCTAACTGACTTACAAGTAAAACTAGTTAGGGTAAAGACTCTCTTAAGAGTGGGCAATCAGCAGGAAAGGACAAGTTCAATATGATCACTGAGATCGAACGAGCTTGGCTTGCAGGAATTATAGATGGAGAAGGCTCTATCTCTCTTTTCTCAAATCAAGAAAAGTCTGGATCAATCAAAATTAAACCAGTAGTTAACTTTGTTAATACTGATTTAGGTATCGTAAATGAAGCTCTTTCAATTCTTCACAGAGCTGGGTGTAAACCCTACATTGTGAATAGGCGGCAATCTCACAAGAACTCTAGACACAGGGATGTTGTAGAAGTCAAAGCTTCTTCTGTCCCAGAAGTTAAAAAGTTTCTTGAATTGATTGTCCCTTACTTGAAAGGTGAAAAGAGACACAAGGCAGAAATTCTTCTTCGTTACGCAACAAGACGAGAAGAAAAGTTTGCTAAAGGTGACTACTCTTACGATACAAACGATTGGAAAGACTTAGAAGCAATCCGTTCCTCACAGACTACACGCGAAGCACCACTCAGTAATTCTACTGTTTGGTGATGATATAGTCGATTCACCAATGAAAATTGGTGGGGATAATGCAACATCCCATCGCTCGGTCAGGCAGTCGTTGACGACTACGCTGAAAATACAGCGGTTAAGTACAACGCGATGGAGACAGGAAACTTCCAGTTCTCGATCACCGAGTACCTCTCTTCGGGTCACTACATCACAGAGAAGATGAAGCAAGACTCGATGTGGATGAACGAGATCGTCTCGTCGTTCGTACCAAAGCAGCATCGCGCTATCATGGCACACATGGAAACCGCTATCCTTGCTGCTGGTCCAGACGGTCAGACAGCCGCGAACTCGAACTCCATCAACGGCGCTAAGCACCGTTACGTTGCGTCTGGTACCAACCAGGTCATCAAGCTTGAAGACTTTGCTAAGGCACAGTACGCCCTCAAGAAGGCCAACGTTCCACAGCAGAACCTCATTGCAATCGTTGACCCATCGGTTGAAGTCACACTAAACACCCTCTCCACCCTCACCTCTATGTCTGACAACCCACGTTGGGAAGGCATCGTTGCTGATGGTATCGCCTCGGGCATGAAGTTCGTTAAGAACGTCTATGGCTTCGACGTGTACGTTTCGAACTACCTCAAGTCGGGTATCTCGGAAACCATCGACACAGTAGCGGTAACTAACGGCGTTGCTAACCTCTTCTTCGCTAACGTTCCTGATCTTCTCCCCATCGTTGGTGCCATCCGTCAGGCTCCAAAGGTTGACTCGGAGTACAACAAGGACCTACAGCGCGAAGAGTATGTCACAACAGCTCGTTATGGCGTCAAGCTATTCCGTCCTGAGAACCTCGTCACCGTTATCTCTGATAACAGCCGAGTCTATGCGTAATAGATCCGAAGGATCGGATAGCTAACTCTTAAAGGAGAACTAAATTATGGCATCTCTTAACGCAGACGGCCTTTTGGTCAAGTACGGTACCGAGCAGTCGGCTCCATCGCGTGGCGGTGAAGTCGTTACTACTGGTAACCTCCGCGTCACAGAAGTTATTGTTGTTGGTACAGAGGTTCCTCTTACTGCAACAACAGTTTCTTCGACAAACATCGCCCTAACTCACGGCATCGAAATTCCAGACGATGCTTTCATTGAGAAGGTCGAGTTCGTTGTAGACGTACCCTTCGCCGGTGTTAACGCGACCCTCAATATCGGTCTCGTTCGCTCTGATCGTTCGACTGAAATCGATTTCGACGGCCTAGCCATCGACATCCCAACCACAGCTATTGACGCCGTTGGTGACCTCATCGTCATCACCCCAGGCGCTACGTATGCTGGCGCTCTCATTGGTACTCAGCTTACCAATAAGGGTATTGTTACGCTAGACTATGACACAGCAGCCTTCACAGCTGGTCGTGGTGTAGCTCGCATCTTCTGGCGCATGCCAGCAGCTGTCTAAGCCTAAGGGGGAGGGGCTAACACCTCTCCCCTTTCTTCTTTAAACGGAGTCTCCCATGGCCAGTGGTGGAAAGAACATAAAGTACAAAGCAAGCCTCATCAACCCAGACGCTCCCGACTGGCTTAAGCTAGCCGCTAAAGACATTGGACTTAATGAGGCTACTCCCGATGGTAGATCAAACCCAGAGGTAGAAAAGTACGTAGTTAAGACAATTGGTAAGCGGGCTAATGTAATCGATACTCCTTGGTGTGCCTATTGGGCCGGTGGTATCCTAGAATTCTCAAACCATCCCTCTTCTAAGAGTGGTATGGCTCGCTCATTCCTCAATTGGGGTGAGGTAATCGACAAGAATGACGACTCTAAGTGGAAGCAAGGCGACATTGTAGTCCTCTGGCGTGGTCGTAAGAACGATGGTGTCACTGGACACGTTGGTTTCCTTGTAGCCTGGGACTTTAACTCTGTGATCCTGCTTGGTGGCAACCAAGGGGATCAAGTTTGCTTCCAAGAGTTCTCTCGATCCAAGATTTTGGGTGTCCGTAGGCCCCGACCCATCACTAAATCCCGTACAGTCAAGGCAGCAGTGGCTGCTACTGTCAATGAGGTCGCTGTAAAGCCTGCTGTGGACATGATCCCAGCCCCTGTAGAGGCTATCAACAAGGCTCAGGACTCTCTTACCTCTGTCCAGCCAGTAATTGATACCATCGGAGCCTGGAAACCCTACATTAAGGTGGTTCTAACCACATTAACTGTTGCATTTGCTCTAGCTATTCTGTATTATCGCATCCAAGACGCTAATGAAAAGGGCCGAACATGATCCAACTATTTATTATTGGAGCGGGAGCCCTTGCTATCTTCTTTGGTGGAATGAAAGCCGCCTCGATTTATTATCAAGGTAAGATTGATAGCGCTAAGGTGATAGTCCAAGAGGACCAAGCCAAGAAAACCAAGGCTTCCCAGGACTCAGCCATTATTCTCAATGACTTTGGTAATGAAGAACAACTTAAGTCCGATGCTATAGCGGACCAGATTAACAATGAGGTAGACGAAGAAGATGCTAAACTTCCCCAAGACACTCGTGATCGGATTATCCTTTCTCGCGACTGGTTGCGCAAGCTCGACTCCATTCGCTAGTGCTCAGGTAAACCTTGGTGATGTGCCAGCCTATGTTCGCAATCAAGCTAAGCTAACTCCTATCCCTAAGGGTCCACTTAATCAGGCTGGAACCAAGAAGCTCATCGTAGCTCTTCGCCGCTCAGAGGTTAACAAGGCCCGAGCCATCCGCATCGCCATTGCTGGCAACCAGTACAACCGTACCCTCTATGCTCAGCAACCTAAGCAAGGCGTTCTTGTGTGGCCAGGAGATCGCCCTGACTACCGCCCTATCAACCCCAAGCAAGCACAGTACAGGGGTCTACTAGGGGGGCTAATTGATTAACTATGCCTCCACATCAGTCTGAAGCATCAGAGTTTACACAACTATTGATTGGACAGAAAGTACTAGAGTCACAACTATCTGAAATCATACGCCGATTGAACAACCTTGAAAAGGGAGAAACGGCTGTCTCCGAAGACTTAACAGTCCATCGTAAAGAAGTAGATAAGAAGATCGAAGAAATTCAGAAGTGGCAATACATTATGATGGGGGGTCTCTCTATCCTATCTTTCCTCAGTCCCTTATTCATTAAGAAGCTAGGATTTTAAGCTCTCCATAACCAGAGGTTATTATGCAACAGACCCTACTACAGATTACTCAGACTATCCTGAGCGCCCTAGACTCTGATGAAGTCAACAGCATTGACGACACAGTAGAGTCTCAGCAGGTAGCTGTACTCCTACGTCAGGTGTACTACGACATTGCTACTGATCTAGACCTCAAAGAACACGAGGGTATGTTAGAGATCAATGCCTCTACTGATCCTCTAAAGCCAACCCTTATGACCATCCCTACTGATGTGTCAGATGTTAAGTGGATCAAGTACGACAATCGAGCTGACGGTGACACTGCACCTCACTACGTAGATGTGGTGTTCATGGAGTTCAATGAGTTCATTGAGAAGCAGCAAGCCCAGCGCGACAATGACAACACCGGTACCATGACAGTCACCATTGGCTCAGATACCTTCGATATCATCTATCGTAACGACAAGCACCCCTCTTACTTCACTACACTAGACGGTACTACCCTTCTATTCGACTCGTATAATTCAGACGTAGACACTACCTTGGTCAAGAATAAGACCATGGCTTTTGGTAACAAGTTCCCTACCTTTACCCTCAGCAACACATTCACACCAGACCTAGACCCAACACAGTTCTCTTACTACATTAATAAAGCCAAGGCTCGGGCCTTCATGGAACTCAAGCAAACTCAGAACCCTGAGGCTATGGGTGAAGCCCGCCGCCAAAAGATTGTTAACCAAGTACGGCGATACAGAACACAAGGATTGACCTCCTTCGATCGTCGTCCCAAGTTTGGAAGAAAAGCATAAGATGATCAACTACACACTAACTAAAGTTACTCCCGATCTATTCGATTACGAAGCAAAGCAGAATGTATTCTACACCCTGGAAATCCCAGAACTAAACCAGAGCTACGAAATCCTTGGTGTTCCTGGTTTCAATATGTTCACGTTCCAGCGTAAGGGTTCCAACCAAATCCCTAAGGAACTTGATGGAATGTTCACAGAGCACCGCTTAGTTGTTCAGGCTATCGAGACCTTCCTTCGTAACTACAAAGCTCCTAATGTTCCTAAGGCTCCCAAGCCTCCAGGTGTTTCTTTCACTTCTAAGGTTAACTAAAGATGGCCCGTTCACAAGGAATGAAGATTGAGAACAACTTCTCTCTAGGTCTTGTAACAGAGACTACAGAGTTGGGGTATCCACGTAATTCCTGTGTTGACGTGGACAACTGCATCATTGATCAAAACGGGACAATCTCTCGCCGCCCTCCTCTTGACATTGAAACAAGTACAGCAGTAGCTACTGATCTTGGTTATTCTTTGACAGCAGGACAGATTGGAAAACCAGTTGTTGAGTATGTATGGACCTCTGTAGGCGGAGACGGAGACACTTCGTTCCTTGTTCTACAGTATGGAAATCTAGTATACTTCTTCGATGTGTCGGACTCTTCTACCGATACGATGACTAACCGTAAAGGCTTCACAATTGATCTAGAGTCTTATGTTGTTTCTGGCTCTACCTTGGTAGCTGCTGATTATCCTTGCTCGTTTTCAAATGGGCGCGGAAAGCTCATCATCACCAATAAAGCTATTGATCCTCTCAAGGTAACTTATGATCCAGATATTGATGGTATCACAATTGAAACAATTACTGTAAAGTTTCGTGACTTTGCTGGTGTGCCATCTTCTATCGATATCACTACACGTCCTACTACTACAGTAGCAGCGTACTCCACTACAAATCCACAGCACATTTACAATCTGTATAACCAAGGTTGGTTGAACACTGATGCTCTAAGCCAGTGGGACACCGCTCGTGCAGATCTTCCCAGTTTGTGTGATACAGTAGGAACCTTCCGAGCTTCAGAGACCGATGCCTTTGATAACACAAAGGTAGGACCAAAGAACAACGGCAATACTCGTGCTCCTAGTGGTCACTTCATTCTAAGTATCGGACTCGAAGAGCGCAGCTCTCTAGCCGGTGTTGACGTTGGTGGTGGTTCTTCTTCTATTGGATTTGCTGAGAGCCTAGTTTCTCAGGTAACTACTCCTAGTGGTTTCTCTGGCTCTACATCCACAAGTGCTGCTGTAGCGAACCTTGCTAACGCTAACGACGCTAATCCAGCTACCTTTGCTCAGTTAACAACAACAGTAAATGACTCTCCCGTACCCTCTATTGTTGGTTCCAGCACTCAAATCTGGCAGTTAGCTAAAACATTCTCAACTCCAACTAAAATCTTTTCTGTAGTTGTTCGTTCACCAACTGCATCAACTTATGCTTCAACAACTGGAACAGGTATCTCTGGTTGCACATTTACTACAGGTGTGATTAATGTCTACGGTGTGAGTGGTGCTCTTACTAGTGCTCTCGGAACTCTCATCGGATCTGTACCATTTAATAATACAATAAGTGAAATTAATATTGTCTCCTCTTCAGACTCTATCACAGAGTGGGACCACATTCAGATAGAAATTCGAGCCGGTAGAACTAGCTATACTCAAAGCGCAGCAGCTGTAACTTTTGCGATACGTCCTTCTTCTATTGATATCTATGCTGCTACTAACTCAGTAGCTTCTACTACACGCCCAGAGATCACAGCATTCTTTGCTGGTAGAGCTTGGTACGCTGCTCCAGGTTACGACGAGAAGGGAACACTTATTTACTTCTCTCAGATTATCGAGCGAGAAGATCAATATGGTTCTTGTTACCAAGTAAACGACCCCACTTCAGAGTATTTCTTTGACCTACTGGCCTCAGATGGTGGCACTGTATCCATTCCTGAGATTGCTAACGTACTAGGGTTGTTCCCTATGCGCTCAGCTCTTGTAGTCCTAGCCACTAACGGCATTTGGATTATTCGAGGCTCATCAAGCGAAGGCTTCTCAGCCACCTCCTACCGAGTAGAGAAGGTAACCTCTGTTGGTTGTGTATCGCGGTACTCTATCGCTGACGTTAAGGGTCTACCTTACTGGATGGGAGAGGATGGTATCTATACCCTAGAGTACGATCCTAACTTCAACGCCTTTCAGCTTAAGAGCCTAAGCGACGAGCGTGTTCGTACCTACATCAAGGACAACATTCCAGCAACACGCAAACGCTTTACTAAGATCCAATACGATACCACTGAGCAGATAGTTCGTATCCTATTTAACACAGACAGTTCTATTGTAGAAGATGAGTTCTACTACAACAGAATGTTGAACTTCGATCTCAACTCTAAGGCTTGGTATCCCTGGTTATTTGACTTAGATACAGGTGGTCCTATCCAAGGAATGATTAACGTCTTCGATGCGAACCACGTTTACCCAGCTCTACTTAAGATCATCTTTATCTCAGATGGTCTAGACGCTGCAACTAAGATTTACTTTGCTGACTTCAAGAGAACATCTACCCTACACAGAGATTGGGACAGCTTCGTAGATGATTACTCTGGTAACACAGCTACTAAGTACGCCTTCTCAAGTTATGTAGTAACTGCTCCAGCTATAGACGCAGAAGCTTTGAAGTTCTTTCAGAGTAACTACGTCATGGTGTTCCTAAACACTGTAGCTAACTCTAGCTGTAAGGTACAAGGACTCTTTGACTGGACTTCAAGCGGTAACTCTGGAAAGTGGTCAACTGCACAAGAAGCCTATCTAGCTATAGCTAACTCTAGAGTAGGTTACAGACGCCTCAAAATCAGAGGCAAGGGTAGGTCCCTTAGCTTGAAGTTCGCATCAACTGGTACTGGACCATTCGAGGTTATCGGTTGGGCCATACTTGAAACAGCCAATCAAGGAGTATAACCATGGACCCCTTTTCTATTGCTTTGTTTGCGGGTGGTACAGCCCTCTCGCTTTGGGGAGCCAATGAAGAGAAAGAACGTCAAGAGGAACTAGCTCGGGAGACCATGAAGATTGAGGGTGAACGAGCCGAGCTCACCAAGGAAACCAACAGTCTCCAGGCAGCACGAGCCACACGAGACGCTATCCGCAAAGCTCAGGTAACTCGTGCTCTAGCTCTCAACTTTGGAGCTAACTCCGGCGGTGGTCTAGACTCCTCGGGCGTATTCGGTGGTCTAGCTCAAGTAGCTGGCCAGCAGGCTCTAACAACCAATGCCATTGGTCAAGACCTTGACCGAGCCAATCAGATGACTGATTTCAACCTTCGTATGAGCCGCATCACTGGCGAGTCGATGATTGAAGGTGCTCAGAACCAGTTCATTCAAGGAATAGGCTCTGTTGTTGCCAGCAATTCAACCAAGCTAGGCAACATTGGTAAGCAACTATTCTCTCTATAATATTAAGGAAATCAAGTGGCTGACGAGTTTATTGATCTTGGTGGTCTCGGCATGACCGAGGAACCCTCTTCGTACTTGGACATTATGACATCCGAGGACGCGAAGAAAGCTGACTCGTTCCCAGCACACCTAGCAAATGAAAGAGCCGAGAAGCTACACCTAGCCTTAGGAGAGAAATCTCCTGGGTTGGTGGAGCTTACCGGCTCTTTGTCTAGTGCAGCTGGTGAATACAGTGAGCGTGTACGAGTCTCGGGAGAGGAGTCTACAAAGCTACGAGAGATAGCAATTGCTAACCTTAGCAACATGCTACGAGAGAAGAAGTCCATTGATCCTAAGGCCATGGAAGAAGCCAGGGCTCTTATGAATAAACAGGACATGGACCCTGATACTGTGTTCGAGCAAGTGATTGCTCGTGAGCACATGAACGGACCCAAGACAGTCGAAGAGCTAATCAAGAACACAGGCGCTAACATTGATCCTAAGACCGTAGAGGCTTTTAAGGGTGTGATGGAAGAAGCCTCAGGTTTGTCAGCTAAGCGAGAGTACGCTCAGCGTGTAGTCCAAGAACTAGAGACTGAGATTGAGAAGATGGGTCTACTAGAGTTCGGTGGTAACATCGCCGGACAGATGGTGCCCTTGCTTAGCTCTTACCGTAAGTACGACAGGAATGTAGAGGGTCTACTCTCTGGTTCTAACGTAGCCACACAGGTCAAGGACTACTACTTCAAGCCACTAGAGGTGGGTTCAAAAGAGTTTCAGTCTAAGATCAATGAGCTTAAGGCAAGCAACCCACTAGTTGCTCTTGACTTTGCTAAGTCCTTTGTTGAGGGATCATACATCACTCAGCAGATGGACAACCTCTTCGATGTCTTTGATATCGCTACAGCCCCTGGTGCTGGCCTTCTAGGTAAGGCTGGTCGTAACCTTGCGCGCATGAGTATCAACAATGTGGCTGGTCGTAACCAAGCTCTAGGTAACTTCACTCAAGCTACCAATACACGAGCCATCGATGAGATGCGTGCTCGTGCTATGGGCCAAACAACACCTCAGGATTTCAGGGAACTTGAGAATGCTCTACCTACACTTGCTAACCCTAGTGCTTACTTTGGTAGTGGCTCTGGGGTTGTCAATCCTATTGGTGTGGCTAGAGCGGTAAACGAAATCTCTCAGTTCTCGGACGACATTATCAAGTCGCTCATCCTAGAGCGTAACCCTATTGATCGTATTAATCCAGAAGTCAAGGCGATTATGGAGCGGGATAACCTCTCCGTATTCAGGGCTCGGTACACAAATACCAACGGAGCCATCATGGATGTACGGTGGGTTAATGGTGCTGATGAGGGACTAGCCAATACAGACTCTTTGTCTATCCGTATCGGTACACCTTGGGCTCATCCATTCCTAACCAAACAACAGGCTGAAGTCACAGCTCGCAGCTTCTATGGTCTAGAGGATTTCAAGGTAGTCGAAGCTGGTGGTGATGCCCCAGGCTTTGCTATTGAAGCTCGTCGTCACATTGATGAGAACCTATCTAGCACCTACGCTCAGATGCACACTCCAACTCAGGGGTCCAGGTGGAACTACATTGGCATTGGCTTCTCAGCTGATAACTTCGTAGACGACGCTAACCGTACAGCTCGTAAGCAAGCAGGCTACGGTGTATCTGGTATCGAAGTAGCAGTTCGTAAGTACCTCAAGGACATTCCTAGCCTTAAGTCTAGGGAGATGAATGACTTCCTTGCGGCTGGTCGTGACAATCAGAGGACCTACTATAGCTCTCATGATATGGAGCGAGCTTGGCAGAACCTACACGGAAGGCTGCCAACTGAGCAAGAGGTCATTGATTACTATAAGGTAGTCCAGCTACACGAATTAGACTACGCTCTTCGTAACACTGGTGTCCTAGCTCAGAAGGCTAGCCAAGGGTTCGAGAAGCACACACTTCCACTTCGTACTAAGCCAACAGGAGGTGTGTTCGATAATGGTTTACGTAACGTCCCTACCCCAGCTGGTGCTGCTAATGATAATGGTGTGGCTTCTACTCGTATGGGAAGCTTCGACCTCAGAGCAGCTAATTCCAACGGAGCTATTGCAAGACCTGCTAACGACACTGGCAATGTAATCTTTGATCAAGTCAATCAGCAAGGTGTTCTTACTAAGAACCTTCCTGGTAATGACACCGGCTTGGCTAATCAGAACCTCACTAAGGTAGCTGGTGCCAATGACAACAAGACTCTTGAGATCGAAGGCAAGTACCTAGCTAACGGTATTCCTTGGGACACAGCCCCAGAGTTCCGCTTGGCTGTTTGGGATGCTGATCCTAATAACATTCGCATTGTCAACAAGAATAACTTCACAACTCCACAGCGGGTAGCTGAGCTCAATGATCTAGTAACCAACCAAGGCTACAAGGTTATCCAGCCCTCACCATATGAAGCTCAGAAGTTCATCGATGCTGACATTCCAGTTCCTCACTTTGTGTTGGTGAAGGACTTCAAGTCCTCGCGCCTAAGCTTCAACCAAATCCCTAAGAAGGAAGGTGGAGCCCACGTTGTTTACTCTGAGGGTTCTAGCTTTATCTCTCAGGCCAATGTCAAGACAAGCACCCGTGGCGGTACTCGCTCGTCTACCTATGTTGGTAACAATAACTTCCTTTGGTTCGACAACGCCAACAGGGCTGCTGATATCCTTCCTCGTATTGAGCGGGCTCGTCAGCTTCTACAGGCCAACGATATCCAAGGGCTACAAACTTACCTAGCTCGTAACCTACCTTACACAGTGCAGCAGTTCCGTTCTCAGTTCGATGGGTTCGGCGGTACCTTTGATGTGACCCAACCATTCACTGTTCGTGGAGATGGTGTGTCCATGTTCGATAACGTCAAGAACCTTCGGGGTGCTGACGGCAATCCTTTGTACCCTAACATCACCAACATCGTAGACGGACCACTCAATCCATTCAACAAGAGTTCCTTTATCAAGTTCTCTCAAGAGCGGAATGAAATCCTAAACACAATCGATCAAGGTGGTAACCTAGCACAAGCCAACCTTCTTAACCCTAAGGATGCAATCGTAGCTGCTACTGAAAGCCTGATGTCTAGCCGGTACCTTGATGACCTCAAGATCAAGAGCACCCGTGACTTCATTACTCGGTATCAGAATCTTCTCAATGTGTCCCTAGAGGAAGCACTCAGAGACCCTGTAGCTATAATCACTAACCCACCTTGGAAGACAGCGGGGGTAGACAGCGCCCTATTAGCTGAGGCTAGGAATGCCCGCCGAGCCACAATGGAATTCCTACACATGGAGACTCAGCAGACCAAGGACCTACGCAATATGATGACTCGTATCTACGACTCTATCTTCCCAGAGGACTCCCTAGTCCGGCAAGGAGTGGATGGTCTAAACGAGTTCTCAGGCCAGGGTGTGACTAATCCCCTCACCTTCATGCGTCGATGGGCCTTCAGATTGACACAGATGAGCCCTGACGCCCTTCTCACTCAGGCTACACAGGTAGTCAATGCCGTGTCTATTGGCGGCCCTGTGGCTGGTCTACGGGGCGCTGGCGCTATGCTAGGTCTCAAGGCACTCCGAGCTATGAAGTACTCGGATGATGCTATTAACCTAGTGGCTAACCGCTACGCCAAGGCTACAGGCACCAAGCCAGAGCACTACAAGGAAATGGTTGCCGGTTACCGGAGATCAGGCTTTGGAGATGTGTCGGAAGAGAGCACTATGGCTGAGGGACTAGGCCGTCCCAATGTCATGATAGAGGGTGGGCAGCAGGCTATCCATGCTGGACTAACCTTCTTCCGAGAGGGTGAGCGGGTCACCCGTGAGGTAGCCTACAGCACAGCCTACTATCAGTGGCGTGCAGCTAACCCAACAACCAAGATGACTAAGGCTATTGAGAACCAAATCCTCAATAAGGCTGACGTCATGGCTGGCTCTATGAGCAAGGCTTCTAACGCCTCTTGGTCCAATGGTGTCTTCTCGGTACCCACTCAGTTCTTGCGGTACCAGTGGCAGCTAATGGAACAAATCTGGATTGGTCGAGAGCTAACCAGGATGGAACGAGCCCGCCTTCTAGGTGGTCAAACCATCATGTGGGGTATCCCAACTGGTGCTGTTGGTGCAGCCTTCGGTGTTGCTTATCCTTGGGCAGAACCTATCGCTCAAATCCTACGGAATAACGGTGTTGATACTGACTCTAATAAGGTCAGTAAGCTAGCTGTTGATGGTGTAGCTTCGGTTCTCTTTGAACTAGCCTACGGAGAGAAATACGATGTGGCTGGACGCTTCGGTCCCCGTGGTATCTCACTAATCAAGGACTACACCACAGGACGTAAGGAACTAGTAGAAATCCTAGCTGGTCCCTCTGGTAAGCTTCTCTATGACGTCATGAAGACTGGTAAGAATGCCATCTCTAACGGCATCCAGGCCCTAGTAGAGCAGGCTGCTGATGACACAGGCACCACCTACAAGCCTCTAGTGGATGATGTTGTGAGCATCTTCAACAACGCTGCTCTAGGTCGTAAGGGCTACGAATTCTACTATGCTCTTAACTACCACACCTGGGTAACTAAGAATCGACCCAATGGCGTAGATGGAGTCACTAACTCAGAAGCCTACATTCGATTCCTAACCGGTCTATCTCCTGATCGTATTCAGGAACACTACTCAAAGCAAGACTCTTTGATCATGTTGAACAAAGCTCAGGATGCTATGAGAGATAAGATTAACCTTGAGTATCGTAAATATTATGCTAATATAGATGACCCTGTTAAGAGTGACGCCTACCTACAGCGCATCGAACAGATGTACATTCAGGGTGGCTTTACTACTGGACAGCGCTATCAAATTCTAAAGCGTAGCCTTGAAGAAGGTCCAACCAGAGACACAGTTGAAAGTGTCAACCGTAGATACCTCCGGGCATTCCCCAAGGCAGAAGCAATTGTTAATAAGACCCGCGATGAACGGGAAGAAAAACTAAAGGAAACTACACGCTAATGCGTGGCAATTTACGGAGTAAATTTTAAATGGCTCAAGGTTTTAATTCAGGCGGACCATCAACAGAGGCCGGGGGTATCCCTGGCTTCTCTACCTCCACAGGTGAAGGTACAGAGCGGGCTCTTAGCATTCAAGCTAAGGCTATGAAGGAAAGCAACAGCGCTTTCTTGCAGGCTCTAGACTCAACCATCAAGTTTGCTGATGATCAAATCCGTAAGAGTGCTGAGGAAGAAGCTAAGGCTGGGGTGGAGTCTGTTCAAGAGGACACTCGTAAGGCTTTCTTTGAACGGGAGCTACAGACTAAAGCTGTAGAATCTATGCCTGAGAACACACCTCAGGAGATCAAGGACAAAGAGCAGGAGATGGCACGCCTCAAGGCTGCCTATGACAATGGGTCTCTTACTAGTACCCACTATTGGAGCCGCATGGATGCTACGGCCCGCTCTCTTCGGGCTCGGTATCCAGGCTACAAGGATGAGATCGATAGCACTGTGTCTAAGTTTGCAGGTGGTAAACCAGCTAACCAAGTCATCGGTGATATCCTCAGCCAAATACAGGCTGAGAACAATAAGAAGGCATCAGATGAATGGGGTGAGCTTTGGAAGATGGGCAAGCACATTCCTGAAGTTGCTATGGCTGACGCCAAAGGAGAGAAGCTCTCTGTTCTTCGCATGCGCCAGCTTGTTTCTCAAGATGCTGTACGCCAGAACCAGATCAAGACAGCTGAGGCTGAGCTAGGTCTTATCTCTTCCCGTGTTAATTTAAAGGAAAAGATCAACGCCAGTGAGCAGCGAGAGCTTACTCAGAGTGCTACAACTCTAGCCAACCTAGAGACTAGCAACGCTTTGAATGCTTTCTTCGCACCCCTTGAACCAGCATTTGAACAGTTAAAGAAGGCGCAAGAACAAGGGATACCAATCACTGCTGAACAACAAGGCAAGCTTGACCTTATGCTCATGAACTTGGAGAAGCAGAAGGCTGCTAACATCCAAGCTGTCTTGAGCCGTAAGCGTGCAGATGGTACCTCTATCATTGAGACAGTTAAAGACCAAGCTCAGCTAGACTCTATTCGTAAAGGCATGGAAGCTACCTACAATCTAGCTTTCGAAGCCTACAAAAATAAAGACGGTGGTATGCTTGGGTTCCTTAAGCGGACTAATGACTATGCTGCTCAAGGTGGTGAAGCTGCTGTTCGTGCTCACAGGATTACCAATCTCATCTCGGGATTGAAGCAAGCCGGTATTCCTGAGGCTGACATTTCTCTAGCTATCGGTAAAGATGGTAAGCTTCGTGGACAGTGGGAGCACCTAATTAAGAGTCTAAGCCTTAACATTATCGGCAAGACTAACACTGATCCTCAGAGCCGTACACTAGGTGGCTTTATGGCCTCTGTTGCTAACTCTGAAAGCTCTGCTGCTGTCCGAGCCCAGGCTCTTGACGAGGCTATCTCTATGTTCCATGCACCTAAGGTGTCTATGGGAACTAAGGAGAACTTCTATAACTTCTTGTTTGGAGATAACAGACAAGGAACGGAAGTCATGGCGCTTTTACGTCCTGGTACTGAGCGAGAAGAGTTCTTCGCTAAGATGGTAAGTCCTCGGGGCTTGGAAGTCATTAAGAAGATTGAGCAAGATAAGCCAGGTACTATCAATAAGTTCAGGGATTGGGTTGAGAACAACGGTCAAATTCACTTCATGGCCATGGCTAACACCATCAATCAGTACAACGATCAGAACAACTCTAATAAGATTGTGTACAGCAAAGAAGAACAACGCTTTAAGATAGTAGCCAACCCTGCATTTAAGGCTGGTAGTAATCCAACTGTACCTCGTGATGCTGGTAATGCTATGGGCATCGTTACATCAGCTAACAAAGGAATTGCTAGCTTGGTGCCTGCTATCCAGACTATCTATCCTAAGAGGGACTCGACACAGGAACTGTTCAACTTCGTTACACGAGCTAACGTGAAACTAATTGACACTCCTAAGCAGTAAAGAGGTATCTCCTCGTCTAGGTGGTGTCTAAAGACCTGACAACAGGCAAAAAAGAACCCCGACTTCCAATTAAGGAGGCCGGGGTTTTTCTTTAGCGAAACAACGGCTTCGCCTTTATCTACGCTTCTTCTTCTTAACAATTTTGTGACGATCATCTACACCGATACCGCGCAAGCGGTGAGCTACCATAGTAAGGGCATTCCAAGCTACGTGAAGATCGTGAGGTAGACCACTCTCATCATCGTAGTCTTCACCTGAAGCCCACTTGTATAGGTGTCGCTCTAGTGAGGCTCGGGTTCCCTTGTCCCACTCTAGACCCTTACACCAATTGTGAGAGCCGTACTTCTTAGCACCAAAGTCATAGACCTTAGCTACTTCTAGCAGTACATCAGGCGGGATTAGATAGGTACCCACCTTGCCAGTATTAAAACGCTTCGCTTTATTCTTAGCCATATAGTGCCTTCTTCAACTTGATTGGATCAACAGGCTTGTAGTTAGGACCCTTGAGGATTTTACCATCCTCTCGATACACAGGCTTACCATCTTCACCTAGCTTACTCATATTGCTACGATGCACTAGCATGAAGCCTTCTTCCTTAGCTTGGTCCATACCACACACTACAAAGAAACCATCGAGTACGTACTGTAGATCGCAGAGTTCCTTTAGTAGATTAGTGTAGTCCTTCTTCTCGATAGCTTCCATTACTTCAGCTAGCTCTTCTTCGATCAACTTCTTACGAAGCATAGCTAGTTCAAGATTGGGAATAGAAGGAGTCTTAGGTGCTGGATGACCAAAGGCTTCATGGAATTCCCGTACCTGATCTTCAGTGATAGCGTAGTTCTTAATCATTCCTAGAGCCTTATGTCCCACAAAACCCTCCTCCTCGAATGTCGCAGGCGTCGTGGAACTCGATGTGTTCCTCGAAAGTCTGACCCAGCTTTCCTTTAGCTTCTTCATAGGGGACCACTGTGAGGGGTTGACCACCCCGAGCACCATCAGGATAGCAAGTGAACCCACGAAGACGGGGAGCATAGCTTGCAAGAGTGGAGGCAAACTTAGCCACATAATCGTCGCTGTGACCACCGCTAGGAGCGCTAGGGAGATTGATGGTCGAGCTGATAGCCATGTCCACATAGTCTTGAACATCTGCTTGAAACTTGATACGGCGTTCATAATCATTAGCTAGGTCCGATGCTGTTTCGATTGAGTCTGGATCAACCCCATAGAGGTCAATCATTTCTTGTGCCATGAAGTCCACACCATAGGTGTTGACCCAACGGTTATTGTTATTGAGGTAACGGCGCTTGTAGGCTACTGAATAAATAGGTTCTATACCAGAAGTAGTGCCAGCAATGAGACCAATAGTGCCTGTAGGAGCAATTGATCGATTAGCCACTGGAACCGAGACGCCCAACTTGGTTGCGAAATTTCTACTAGTATTGTTAGACACGTCACGATACACAGCAAGCCAATTGTGCAACTCAGGAGTAACTTCATACTTAGCCTTTCGTTGAATGAGCCATTCATGAATACCCATAAGACCTAGACCAAGGCGACGATTCTTCTCCCGTACCTTAGCAACCTTGTCATATGGTAGCTTAGCTTCTAGTGTACCACAAAGCAAGAACTTAGTGGCTAGTTCTACTACCGACTTAAACTCATCAAGAGTTCCAATACGACTAAGGTTGAGAGACCCCAAATTGCAAACATCAGAGTCGTCTTCTGAAGTAACCTCACAGCACGCATTGCGTAGGGTTTCCTTTTCCTTGTCATAGAAGTTGAATGAGAATCCAGGCTCACCAGTGGTGATAGCTTTCTTAACATTAGTTAGGAACACATCTCCTAGGTCACCAGTCTTTGCTTGCTCGATCCACTTGGTGTCGTAGTTAACCGAGATGTTGGTCATGTCTAGGGCACATGGGAAGTTAGGATCACGGGCACGAACAGAACCATAGGTTTCTCCAGTGTGGCCGATAGGCAGATCATTCCAGTCCTTAACCTTAAGGAACTTTTCAATGTCACCGTGCTGCCAGTTGAGAGAGCCATAGATAGCTGAACGACGAGAACCACCTTGCATGACGTTACGACCGATCTCGTTAATCATGTACATGGTAGCCATTGGACCAGTAGCGTATCCACCAGCACCCTTGATTGGAGAGCCTTCAGGACGATAGACTGAGTAGTCTACACCGATACCACCACCAGTCATGAGGCACCGAGTAACACGCCAAGCTAGATCAGCCCAATCTTCCTTGGTGTCTTCCTCTGCCTTGAGTAGGTAACAGTTATTGTAGTACTTGTTAGGACGACCAGCGTAGTATAGGTACCGGCCACCAGGAATGAACTTCATCTCTGACATGAAGCGAATGAGAGTTTCCTTCTCATTCTTAGGCATACGATCCTTAACGACTTCTTCTACTAGGGTGCGGCAAAGCTCTTCCCAAGTCTCAGCACCTTCGTGCTTGTACTTGTTGTTGAAGATATCGTAGCTAAGTTGATTGCGGAATGGTTTAGGGAATGTATTGGTCACAGCAATAGGTCCTTTGGGGTTCAATTATAAGCCGCCTTTAGTTCTTCGAGGGAGATAAAGGTGGGGCTGTACACACCATCCTTATCAAAGTCCTTGACAATGAGACCCTTCCACCACTTGTGCTCTGACTGTCCTGCCCAATCTGTCTTGTAATCCTGGTATACACCAGCACACAAGGACATGAGGGTGGTACCCTTCTCGTTGACCTGAACATCAAAGCTAAGAGTGTGGTTGTGTCCTACTGTTGAAGACTTATGGCGTTTCTGGTTGAGGTTATAGGCTAAGTGTTGCCCCGAGATAGGGCGGTTAGCGACACCTGAAACCATGTAGTGTGCGTAGTCTACTCCATTGATGCACTTGATACCTGGGGTATTGCCATCATAAGGGATCACCTCATCATAATAATACTCTAGGGCTAGGTCATCCATAGAGATAACACCGTCTAGTTCAGGATTGAGCTCTACGTATCGAGAGATACGATCCTCATGGTTACCGATAAAGAAGTAACTCTTGGGCTTACGCTTCTTGTTCTTCTTGTACTGGTACCACATGCGCTCTTGGAAATCGAGGTGGCTATTGATATCCTTACGATACCGCTTACCCTCGAAAGACAGCTTACCCTTAGAGTCGTGTCTAAGGGAACTCATATCTGCACTGTCACCAAGATGAATAACAATGTCTGGCTTGAGTTCAAACATTGCATGAGATAGCCAATCTGCTCGGGCATTGCTGTGACCAGGATTAGCATGGCTATCGGGAATTATCAGGTGGCGCATTATTCAAACCATTCCTTTGGAATAGAACCTATACAATAAGGGAACCCGTACTTCTTACACCAGTCAGAGTATCTCATCTTAGAGTTACTGATCTTGTTGTCCTTGTCGAACACCATACGAATATCAAGATGAGGGTTGGCTAGTTTGACTGCTCGCATCTTAGTACGAGACTGCCCATCGAAGTACCCTTTGACCTCCAAGTACATAGTGTCATTGACAATGAAGTCTGGCCAGTACTTCTTAGTCAATACGTAGTCTAAAGATACATCTTCATACTTAAACTTAACCTTAGCCTTCTTGAGTTCCTTGTTGATCCGTATCTCTAGGCCGCTCTTGAGTTGCCCTCTTCGCTTGAATGTACTCTTTCTGTGCTTTGGCTTCGTCATCAATTACCTTTTTGTAAAGCTTGTCAAACTTGTCTCCTTCGGTACAAAGAATGCTAGAGAGAGTATGAGTAAACATCAAAGCATCCGACCAATCGTCAGGAGACTTTACAAAGAAGCTTTCGATTAGCTTCTTTAAATAGTGTGCTGTCTCATAGTGCTCACTAACTTTGAAGTTATTAGAACTTGCTTTCATTGACCTTAGGCTCCTTGACTACCTTGGTTAGATATACTGGACCGTTGGAATACTCGTACACCTTGAGTCCTTGACCGCCATTCGCGTCCTTCCAACACTCATGCTTGAAAACACAATAGGCGCACCGAGTACCCAATTTTTCATTCCCCGATGCACCCATAGGAATACTAGGGAAGCACTTAGCTGGTGGATCTTCTCTCTTAACGAGTGCGATCTTACGGCTATACTGGTCTCGTAGCTTAGTGCCTTTGAAATCGTCTGAAGGTCTCCACTTTGATACAGCCAAACGTCCATCGACTTTATCAGCAACGACGAAGGCTGCTTCACCCTTGACCAGCACGTCTTTGTCTTCCTTACTGGCCTCCAAGTAAGAAAAAAGCTGGGACTTATATCCGAATGGATCATCTGTTGCTAGCTTTCCAGTGATAAACTTATCAAACGAGAATGGTGCTGCTGACTTTACGTCAACAAGTACTCCATCAATAACACTGTCAATGTGGCCAGGGACACCATTAAGTACAACTTCGTGCTGACGCTTAGTGACTTGGTGTCCTGAAACTTCTGCAAGAAAGAGGATGAGTTCTTCAATGAGGTCTCCATATAGAAACTTGAGTAGGGTCTGAGGGTCCATCTTCTCAGCCTTCTCTGGCATATTGAAGTGATACCAAAGCTTACGGTCTGGCTCACCCATACGAGACATACGTAGCTCACCCTTCTTGGGTTCGCGACTTGCCTCTAGGCGAGTCTTAATCATACTGGCTACAGCGTCACCGAACTTCTGAGAAAGAGAGGGGGGCACCTCGGCCCCCTTCTCCAACACAGCGTAGATGTCGTCAACCAGTGTATTGATACTCTTAGGCTTAGAAGGGGAGGTCAATGTCTTCTCCAGGTTCGATACGCTCAGCCATCTCTTCAATACGTACAGCTTCGAGACGGATAGAGTTGTTAGTGGACTTAGGGATAGGATATGTGATGACCTTAATTGTGACCTTAGAGCCATTCACGATATCAGGACGCTCGTTAACGATCATCTGTTCGTCACGATTGTACAGCTTTACTAGACCTAGTTCTGTGCCGTCTGCCTTCTGGAACTTGCGTCCAATGTTGTAGAAGACTTCACCTGTCTTGGTGTCCTTACGCTGTGCAGTCTTAAGGTTCATACCCTCAAGCTCTTTCAACGAAGGCTCATCAGGAAAGAAAGCCATAGAGTAACGCTCGAACTCAACGTCACCAGGAGGATTAAGGCGGCACCACTTTGCTGTGCCTGTAAGATAGAACTGCTTTACATTGGACTTAGCCATTTTAATTTAGTTCCTTCGTGTCATGAACTGGTTCAAGAACTTCGTCGATCTCTTTGTAGATATCTACACCCATCATTTCTGCCTTGGCTTCGATGATAGACTTGATGACTGGTGCATCGTCCAGTGGGTATGAGTTAATAACTCGACCCTTCTCGAATTCCTTTAGCAAGTCTTCTACCTTCTTGGTGGCTTCTTCCATAGAAGAAGAAGCGATAGTGATGGTAGTAAACTGAGGCATCAAGAATGTGATATCAAAATTATATGCGTTTAGCTTAGGTGTCATTTAGTTCCTTATCAATGTGTTTGTAGCCAATTATATCCAACCTTACCGTTACCTCCCATTGGGCAATTAAGATTAAGCTCGGTCCCTTGTGAGGCGATAGCATCTTCAACAATCAGCTTGACTTTATACGCTAATTCTTTGTCGTCGTCAATCATAAAGATCACTTCATCGTGAACCATATTAATGAGTTCATAGGAAATACCAAGCTTATCAAGCTCTTGGCACGCCTTAACAGTAGCTCTTTTTACGATGACAGCCTCCCCATTTTGGAGAAGTCCCGCCATAATAAGACGCTCCTGATCGGGAGCCATAACAGGTCTACCGTCTAGTCCGATAAAGAAACCCTTAGCAAAGATATCAGGGATGACCTTGTTACGAAGGTTGTCTAGTCCTGGATATCTTTTAATGAAGCCCTCAAAAGCTTCTGTTGCTTCCTTCTGAGAGCAATTGAAAATCTCCTTAACCTTGCTAGCTGTGCACCCCATGAGGAATGCATAGATGAAAGTCTTAGCAAGAGACCTTGACTTACAGATGGGGCCTAGTGTTCTCTTGTTTACATTGTGAATGTCTGTTCCGTCGTCTTCATTACCAGAGCACACAGTAGTAATGAACTCTTTGTCGTTCATCAGGTGTGCTAGGATACGAAGCTGAATACCCTTAGCATCTACACCTACTAATATCTTACCCTTAGGTGCACGCCAGAGTCTACGAAACACACCACCTAGAAAGGTCGCGAGTTTGTTGAGCTCTTTGGAGTTGTACTTGATGCTTTTCTTAGCGGAGATATTAGCCATGTTAGGATTAGAATGGGACATACGATGAGTCCAAGTCCCAATACCAGAAAACCTACCATGAATACAACCACTAGATTGATTATAAAGACCAAGCCATTCGTCAAGCTTTCGTATGCGGGTCTCAAGGACTAACCGATAGAGCAGAAGCTTTGCCCCTTTAGGGGCTTCTTCCGGTAGTGTGGATAGATTGTCCTCGTTGACTTTCCAACCGTAGAAGTTGAAGTGCTCAGCTTTGGTCTTGTCCCTGTTATCCTTGTGACCATCAGTCTTAACCGTGGGTTTCCAACCGAACTCCCAGAGTCTTTCAACAACTTGTTTAGGCGACGACGGATTGAATGGTTCAAGTTGTATACGCGTAAAGGGGCTACCAATGGAGAAGTGCTCCAATGGACCTTTGTACCACTTGAGCCCAACTGAACTGATAGACCCATCGCTCTTAGAACGAGGCGTCTGTTCTCCAAGCGAGACAACTTTAGGATGGAAGGACTTATAAATCTCTTCGTCAATCTTGGTTCGCTCTTTGGATAGTACATCTCGTATTCTCCTTGCTCTTGCTTCATCAAATGGAAAGCCGTCCTCGTGCATACGTCTACACAGATAGGCTAGGTAGTTCTCAGTTTCAATAGCTTGTGTTGCGTGTCCGATCTTCTTCATCAACAAGGCGTATAGCTTGGCGTTGAGTTCAGTATCACGAACACAGTAGTCAATCATTTCTTGGCTGAGGCGTGCCCAATCATTGAATTCACCTTTTGGATAACGGAGTCGATTACCCCAGGCTCCAAGTGAATGACCGCCGTCAATGTCCTGGTACATGAGCCTAGAGAGGACGAGAGTATCATGTACTGTAATGTGCCGTCGTCTATAAAGATCGAGGAAATCGAGTCCCCAAAGGTCTCGTAAAGCTGGGAGATCGAACTCAATAATGTTGTGTCCGACAAGAAGTTCCACGTCTGAGAAGTATGAGAGTCCTGGACTCGAAGTGAAAACCTGTGGATTGTCTTGGGGTTTGTCCAAGTCCCGAACAACCATGCACCAAATTCTTGTGGGGTTAAGCGAGTCGCATTCGATGTCAATTAATAGTCTCCTCAATTAATTCTCCTTCTTCATCAACGTACACCACACTGTCGAAACCACAGTCTTCTATGAACTTGCGGCACCCATCACAAGGCTTAGAGCAAGCAAGGCTACCGTTGCGATGCACCCTGATAACAACAAGAGTATTCCCGCTGTGATCAAATACACCAGTTGCAATCGTTGCATTAAGTTCTGCATGTAGGTGTCCCCATCCATTGTACTTAGCTGCTATAGGATGTGTCTTGTAGGTGTTAGGGCGCATGGATATCACACGCCCTTTGCTATCTAGGACACAAGCACTGAGCTTGTAGCCCCAGCCTACACCTGTACCCTTAGCAGCTGTCTCTTTTAAATCTCGAAGGACTTTGTTTGTTAGTCCCATATTCTACACACATGACCAGTTAATTGGTTCCTTCTTTGAGTTCTTGAGGTTAGCATCAATCAATTCAAATACACCACTGTCTTTCATACCAGGGCTAGAGACAAAGACATTAGATGGGTCACTAGCATCAACAAAGAACTTGACTGCTAGGTGTGCATCATTGTTCACGATGATAAACAGCAAGTCTTTCTTGTGCAGTGACAGCCACCTAATCATGAAGTAGATATCCCGTTGACTAAACTCCTGTTCACTAAGGTGTAGGATACCCCTGTCTTGCCACTTACGGAAGTCATAAATCTTACGGGGTACAATAGAACCCGGTACTCTCTTGACTTCACGTGCCAACTTCCGTGTCTCTAGGCAGGTCACAGTATCACCTGGACGCTCACCATAAGGACGGCTGTTGTAGTACAAGACTACCTTGATATCATCTACCTTAACAGGCAGGTCCTTAAAGATAGGGGGGAATGGCCCCCACCTATCGTACTTACTTTTAGTATCCTCAGAAGCCATTAGGTTTAGCACTGTCTAACTTGTTAAGTTGGATTTCTACTTCGTCTTTCTCGCTTAGTACGTAGGTCTTAGAGTCGAAATACAGTGGTTTTACAGGCCCTGTGGTACCAGCAAAGCGATTGCCCTTGACCAAAACCCTTGTTGTATTTCGCTCCATTTGATCCTCAGCTTCAATGTCCCGGTTAAGAGACACGATAAGATCAGCGACCTTAGAGATGTTACGTGAGCCTCGTGTCTTGCCGTCATCGTTGACGTGAGACACAAGAAACAACGTAAAGTTTAGTTCACGTGTCAGCATAGCCAACCGTGTAGAGATATAGTCTAGCTTCTTGCGCTCGTCTTCTTCTTCAAAGCCAGTAACCAACATCGTGATGTGATCAAGGAATATAAACTTACAGTCGCACGCTGCAACAAGATACCTTATAACATCTAGGATGTGGTCAGGATCATCTGAACCGAAATGAGAATAGAAGTAGACTCGGTCATCTCGTTTAGTCAACTGAGCATACGCCTTAGCAATGTCCTCATTAGAATACCCAGAGTCAGGTAAGTGGCAAGGTGCCTTTAGCTCGTAGCCTACAAGGCCACAGATAGCTCTACGCTCTTGTTCTTCTAAGTGGATAATGCCAAGGGTATAGTCAGTTGTCTTAACCAGATGGTGCTCAATAGCCCGCATGATCTCAGTCTTACCAATCTTTTCTTGAGCAGTAAACAGATTGACTTCACCTAGACGGATACCCTTGGTGATTTCATCGAGAGATTGGAATGGATAGGTAGCTACCTGAGCGCTGCTCTTGTCTTTGTTCAGGGCTTCTAGGATTTGCTTGTTGCTTGAGACAATTCCCTTTGGACGGAAACGATCTGCATTCTTGACAGCACCAGCAAATTCTTTGGACCTATTGTTAACAAGGTAATCATTCGCATCCTTTAGACCATCGCCTAACTGGACGTACAGTACCTTGTTAATGTCAAACAATTTAGCGATCTGAGATGTAGCTTCCTTGCCTGGACCATCGTTGTCCAAGCACAACAGAATTCGATCGAACCCGTTGAGGAAATCATACGCCTTCTTACAGTCACTCTGAGCAGTGGATGCTCCACGTATCGAGACACAAGGAATAGTACCGTCTAGCATCTGATACGCGCTGAGTGCGTCGAGTTCGCCCTCAGTAATGAGGACCTCTCGACTCTGACCCTTAGTGAAACTGTCCAGTCCAAAGAGGCTAGGTGCCTCGCTCATCAGACCTGAGGAAAAGAAGTCCTTGTCTACAAGGTTACGATACTTCTTAGCCTTATCTCCATAAGGGTATACCATGAACCTGGGCACATCTTGATTATCTACCAAGATGCTCACCCTGTACTTGCGCATGGTGTTAGGTTCTACGCCACGAACAGGACGTAGTGTTTCTTTCAAACCAGAGAGGGCTCGACGATCATCAATAGTAGCAGTCGTTACTACTACAGATTGCTGAGGCTTAGGTGCCTCAAAGAAATGTGGCTTATCACTTACATCTACTACGTCCATCAAGACCTCTTTGAAATAAGTTGAACATGAAAAACAATAGCCAGTGCCATCATCATAAAGACTTAGAGCGTCACTTGATGAACACTCTTGGCAAGGCAAGTGAGACTTAACTAGCTTAGCCTTATTCGATACCGAACCTTTGCTTAGCGATCTCTCGAATGGCATTGGCATACGCATCAACGGTGTTTCCTTCAATTCCAGGGGCGCTGTTGAGTTCGCAAACATACGCCTTGTTACGCTTAGCATTCCAGATTACATCAGCACCAGCAAACAACAGACCACAATCTGATACCGCTTGGATAGCAGCATCGATGCAGGCTTGAGGTACATTGGCTTGCTCTTCACGTTGGAAGATAAAGCCGTTGTCGTGTGACCGTACCTCCCAATTGTCACCCTCAGGTGTCTTACCATTGGGCATGACCTTACGGCTGATGTAGATAACCTTGCCGTCGAACACGTGGATGCGGTACTCACACTTCTTAGGTACGTACTTGGTGAACAGGACGTACTTGTCCATGTCTTTCCAGTCGTCTATAGTACGGATAACCTTGATACCCTCACCACCAGAACCGGTAGCAGTGGCACGAGCGATAACCTTGCAGTCCTCGTCTTCGATCCAAGCTAAGGCTTCACCTTTGTTGGTAGTGAAATCCAGTGCCCAAGGACGTCCGTTAACAGTATTGAAGAATTCAATCTTATTAACTGCGTACCGAATGTTAGCATAGTTGTTAAGAGATTTAGGTGGATTGCCACGGTAGTAGTGTACCCTTAGCTGATCTTGAACAGCCACATTAGGCTGGCCCCAGTACAACAACACACGACTGCCTGGGTTCTTGAGGACCTTGGAGGTACCATCAACACGGCAAGCAAGGATATCGAGCTTGTCACAAAGCAGCCCCATACCTTCTGAACCAGACTTGTAGGGCACAATATAAAGTTTGTTCTTCAACGCCATAGTGTTACGCCACTTCCTCTTCGTCGTGCTCTTCCCATACTACGGGTTGAGCGTTGTTATCTTGGATAGGTCCGTCAACCAATACTCTTAGCATGTTATCAAAGTCATCATCGAGATTAGCTGGTGGTGTGTCAGGTTTCTCACCCATGTACTTATTGTAGAGTGCCTTGTTGTACTGATCCCAATCGGGACAAGCATAAGCAATGGAAAGCGGGAAGCTGGCACTCGTGTAGATTGTATCGCACATCTTGGCAATGTCAAGCTGAGAGTAGAAGTAAGGAGTAAGAATTTTTTCATACACCTTTTTCTTATCTAACTCATTGTCAAGCCAAGAGAAAAGTTTCTCAGGTGTGCCAAACTCAAGGGCTAGAGCCTTGAACTTAACGACCTGATCAATCCAATGGTTAATGCGTACATCATCTAGGGTACCATCAAGAGCACGGAACTCTAGGGTACCAAGAGAGTACACAGTAGCTAGGTTGAGGGCTGCATACTTAAACCCACCAGGGCTAAAGCAACCGAATGAAGTTTGAATAGAGAGGTTACTGAAGTCATTGCGTACTGCATTGACAGCTGTACCTAGGATACGGGTAGCATCCTTGAGGCGCAAGCAGAAGTTGTTACCTACTCGGGATGGACCACACCATGTTACCAAGGGGTCCTCTACCAACCAGTAAGCACAGGCCATAGTCCAAATCTCAGGGATGCTGAGGTCTCGAACATTGACGTGAACGTGTACCCCAGCCCGTGGGCAAGGGTTAATGATTGTTGGAACTTCTCTGAGCTTCTTGAGAAGCTTGGTCGTTTCTTGCTTAGCCTTCGAGTACACAAGGGGTTCAGATACGTACTCAATACCAAAGTTACGGAGAGACCCGTCTTCCTTAGCAGTGAAGGTCATACCTACACCAGCGCTTGAGATTACATCTTGAGCGCTATAGGCTAGCATTGCCTCGCTCTCAATCTCAATACCTACCTTGGTCTCGGGACCTGTGTACTTAGCATCAGTGCGAGCCCACCGAAGATACTGCATAGATACCTTGTTAGACGTACTCATGTGGAATCATTCCTGTCTTAGCTAGCATAGCAAGCATGTGCTTTCGTGAACGATTGTTGGTGTCGAACTTACCAGTCTCCTTGTTGAGACGACCAAGCCTAGTCATACCCATGTGATACAGGCACGTCTGAGGTTCATCTTCATCGTCAAGGATATTGAACAGAGCGAAGTACTTGTTGAAAGCTACACCACCACCGTCCTTAGTAGTCTTCTTCACAATCTTCATAGCTTGTTCGAACAAGGGATACTTGTTGAAGATCATGTCTTCGAAGTCTTGGCTGGTAACAACGGAGCTTGGCAAGTTAGATACTTGGCGTGAAGACACCTTCATACTTTGAAGATTGTCTACGTCGATACCTACCTTGCTGTGTCGTACTGGACTGCGGGTAATGTACACACAATCAAGGTTACGCCGGTTCATAAACCCTAGCTCATAAGGGATGGCTTGGAAGTTATTGTCCGTGTAGTTAACTTGAATACGCTCACTCGGCTTAGTCAAAGGCACCAAGCTAATGTTGTTGGTGAGAACCTCAGCACCTAGCATACCACGTAGTGGGATAGAGGAATTACAGATATACAGGCCACCGTTGTACGTGATCAACGCTCGGTGAAGCTTACGATGTGCATCTTGTGCGCTAGCAAAAGGTTGCATACTACATCACCAACGTTTTCTTGATGAGAGAAGGACGTGGCGGATGGATGAGACCTTTGTAGATAGCATTGTTCAACATTGCGTAACCAGCATAAGCAATTCGATTTGCTTCGCTGTAGGTACCATCGTTGATTGTAGCCATATACGAATAGATAGAGCTTGGGTTCAAGCAAACCAAGATATTTTCAAACTCTTTCGAGTTAGCAAACTCAACAGCATTCACTGATGCTTGGAACAACCAAGGCCACAGATCAGGATGATTAAGCCACGCATTCGAGAGAGTACGATACTCCATACCGTATGGCTTAGGGCGGAAGCAACCAGGGTTACCGTACATAGTTGCACGTCTATCGTCCTTGTCCCAAAGAGAACGGAAGGACATGAGATTGTAGTCCATGGCAATGGCCAAGGCTGAGCAATCATCAACGTGTTCTTGAATACTAGAAGGCTCAACACCTTGAGGGATGAAGTCTTCACGCTTCAAGAAACCTACGTGGATGTGACCAGAACCAGTGCGATACTGGCGTGTACCATTAGGCTTAGGGTTAGGCTTGCCACCGTTGTATGCTGAGAAGTCAGGGTCACACCCTAGTTCCTTAGCACTAGCAGGCAGCCTGTCGAAGTAATCTGGCTTGAAGTCTGCAACAGGTGAGAAGGAGAACTTCAAGTTGTCGTCCTTAGCAAAGAACTCCTTCTTGATATCATTCAAGGCGCTAAGGATGTGGTCCTTGAACTGCTTAGGAGTACGGCTAGGAGGGATGTTAAACTCAACAGCAGTGCCGTCAGCTTGCACGTGGCCACCATTGGCTAGCTTGTAGGGCTCGTCCTTGGTACCGGGTACCTTGTCGTGGGCTGATACAAACACGCTAGTCTTTGTGTCCCAAAGAAAATACTCGGGATCACAACCAATAAGAACAGTCGAAGATGCCATAGTTAGTTATCTTTCACATACTTAGGTTTGATTTGAAGGACGTGTTCCTCGTACTCGGGAGCCACAAAGAAGTTGTCACCCTCAGTGAGACACTGACTACAGATGTAGTAGAAGGTCTTCATGTCTGATGGGTTGTTGCTATAGAAGCCAGTGTTAGGAATGTTAGAGGTAGAGACGCAGGTACCGCAACCACAGCACGAGTTCTCCTTGACCATCTCTTCTACACTATCGATATCAGGATCATCCACACACTCACCAAGATAATTGAACACTTGATAGTAGTCGATAGTCCGCATGTTGTCTGTCTTGGGAGTGGTTCCGATTTCAAGAAATCGATTGGCACTCTTACTCTTGATAGCTGAAGGAGGAGGAGCCTTACTGCCACCGCCGTGCACAATAGCTAGCTTAGGTGCCTCAGGTTTAGCAGTCTCTTTAGCATCAAGTTCTTCGAGAGCTTCTTCCCACTCCGTCTGAGTCCAAGGCTTATCACCAACAGCAGCCACAGGGTACACCTTAGGCTTGGTGATGTGTGACTTGTCGATCTGATTGATTTTGATACCACCAGCACAAGAGATAGGTACCTGATACAGGACGTGAGGTTCTACCTCCTTGATATCTGCCGAGTAGATATTGGTACGTGTCTTAGCAAACTCAAGGAAAGGTTTCTCTGATGCCCAATACAGGGTGCCACCGTTACCGCCGAAGAACAGAGTACGCTTCTCGTTACGGATAAAGTTGAGGGTATCGTTGGTCTTATCTACCCAAGTCAAAGCATAGGCACCACCCTTGATACGTTCAAGCGTAGCGTCTAGCCCTTCCTTATTCATGAGGTTGTAGATATTCCAACTGTCATTGGCCTTGTGTGACTTCTGCTCATCAGTGGTCAAGTCACTAGGTACCATAGTGGGTACCGTACCGTTGTGACAACCAACCAACTTGTTGAATGAGAAGGGATGGCAGTTGTCTCTGTTGACTTCACCTAGTGTAGCAGCACGGGCATGACCCATGATCAAACGAACTGGGTTGTCCTTCTTGCTGTACAATCTACCACCGTGGAATGCACGGCGGAACAATTCAGGTGCAACAAGAACTTCACGGAACAGAGCAGGCTCGTATTGATTGTGCTTCTTAGTAGTGACAACCAACATACCAGCGCTATCAGTACCACGAAAGACTGACATAGCGCTGAGACCGAACACAAACTCAACTTCATTCTGAGATAGGACGGAAGAAATTCCGCCAAAAAGACCACAAATGACACTTACTCCTTAGGCTTAGCATCAAGGTAAGCAGCTTGTGCTTCCTCGATTGTGTTGAACATACCAAGATCAACAAGCTTACCATTACGATAGAGACCACCATCTTTGTACTCAAGACCACACATTACTGGGTATTAGCTCCGTATGCTTTGTCCATCATGGTTTCAAACGCATCCTTAAAGAACCCACGGCAAGGGTGGGTGTCCGAATCAAGATATTCGGGATGTGGTTGATAGCACAATGTGTTGTTGTGAGGGTAATAGATGATCTCAGGATCACGAACAGTAGAGCCCTTGGTACCCACTGTCATTACTGTTGAGTCATCTTTCTTGAGTGTGCTTTGATTTGCCATGCCAATGACGACAGCTTCATTGACAAGAGAAGGCACCATCATCTGGTGATGGGTAGAGGTAACAAGGATGGTACTCTCACCCTCGATAGCTTCGAACTTAGAGTTGAAGAATAACCTAACCATATGTCCGTTCTGAGTAGCGTGTCCGTCTACATGCTGGAACAGTGAACCACCGTTCATGATGTTGAGGAACTGAGCACCACGACAGATACCTAGCTTAGGCATTTCTTCTAGCAAAGAACGGAACACCTTGTTCTCTCGAAGGTCACGCCGGAAGTTGAATGGCCCCGACTCTTTGATGCGACGTTGCCCATAGATGAATGGAGTAATGTCCTCACCACCAGGGAACACAGCGAAGTGACACTTAGGTAGATCGAAGATGTTGGTAGTAAGATTGTACCCCCACTCATTGAACATCTTGATTACAAGAGTATCATAGATAGTGAGGAATCCTAGTCCCTTGGCATTCTTAACTCTAGACGATAGCTTCTCGTTAGTTGTTTGGGACATCTAACACCTTGTAGTTGACTAGCTTAGACAAAGAAAGAACAGGCGCTTGAGTACCCAATTTGTTTTCTTTGGCTCCCTCAATGTACCAACGCAGCTTCTTACTTGCGTTCTCGAAGTAGTGTTTGCGAGGCTTAACATCAGCAACCTTAGACTTATCTTCTGTGCCGTATCCAAACAAAGCCTTCATCTCTTTGAAGAATACAGACTTAGGTGATAATAGATCGCCTGTCCTACCATTAGACCAGATGGAATTCAAAGGACCGTAACTACCAGTACGATAAAGATACCGATCAGGACTAAGTTTAGGTTTGCCGTGCTTGAGACGAGAGACAGCAGCCTGGGTATAGATGTTGTTGATGAACCCGTGAGTAATATCAACGCCATCGAATGTAGTAGTTACCTTGTCGTTCTTGTCGTCGAATGCCATGTTAGAAAAGGCGTGCATTAGGTACGTAGCGAGAGCCTTGTCAACACCACGATCTACGAGGCGACACCAAAGGTCTAGCTTACCTACCTTCTCGAATGGAAAGCGGGTAGCGATCAGGAAACTCATAAGGATCTGGAGATTGGTCTCCTCACTCACCTTAAGAGTAATGAACGTAGGCTTACCAGTCTGAGGGTGTGTACCGTGCAACTCAAGGTCACCCTCATCAGGGAATAGCATACGGAAGGGTGACTCATCCTTCGAGAAGATGTAATCAAACCACCGCTGACACGTAGTAACCTGAGAGGCAGACGCATTTCTCCGTGTCCAAAGAGAGGACACAACGTACTGACAAGAGATAGAGTCCTTTTTGTTCTGAAGGCTGGCTGCTAGTACATTACCCATAGCAGCATGGCACATAGAAGTACCTACTTGATAGAAGGACTGAACACCACCACTGAATCGGGTGAGGTAGTTAACTTGATGTGAGGTAACGAGAAGGCCACCATCACACACACGAGTGAGACCAGGACGATCATAGTATCCGGGTGTACGTAACTCACTCATGTATGTGAGGGCATCCTTCCAACCACCATGGTTCTTAACTGTCATGGTAGGTTACCGATTGAATGGAAGGTTGGAGAACGAACCATTCATCTCGTCCTCATCACGGTCATTGTCTTCAACAACAGGTACCACACGAGGATTGGAGTTGTTAGGCTCACGCTTGAAGCTAGAGTCAAGCTTGACCTTGGCCTTCTCAGGACCAGAAGCCACAGCTACCACGTTACGGAACACACCATCGACACCCTTGACTTCAAGGTACACAGTCTTGGCACCACCGATGGAACCAAGGCGCTTGTCGAGAGCGTACTGCTTGTCAGTAACGACAACAGTTTGTTCGATGATGATGCGATCTCCCACCTTGAGGTTGTCAAGGGCAATCATACGACCAGAGTTAACTGGTTTATCATCATCATCGTCAGGCTGTGCGTTGCCGAGAATCTTAGAGAGAAGAGACATAGTTTATTCCTCACCGTTGTCATGTTGATGTACCCAATCACCCGTAAGAATACGGTTATGTTCATTGGGTTGGTTGCCGTACTCGTAGATGTACACCTTCTCAGGGCGTTCACCTGCATGTTCATTCCGATAAGTTACTACAGTTTCCACTCGGTTATAGAACCCGTGATCTACACCTTCCAACCTGTCGAGAGTCTTGAGTGTAGCGTCGTCTACCTCGTAGACCTCACCCCACACAAGGTCTTCAGGATCATCAGATAGGCGTACACCAGGAAACCCACCGAGGTGGTACATCTTACCCTTAGTATGAGCAAAGCCAAGGAACTTAGCCTTGTCCTTGAGTGCCCACTTCCAGTTGCCTTGGCCCCAACGTAGGGTACCGTATACAAATACGTGATGTTTATTCTCCATGGGGATACTCCAAGATCATAACCATTATGTGACCAATGATAAAGAACATTGCTCCCATATTTTTATAACTTGTAGTCATGAGATACAGACCAAAGCCAGTGAGTGAATAAGCATACAACATCATGTTGATAGGACGAGCCTCAAGATTGCAAGCACTAGTGCGATGAATAGCACCACTACTATTGCTGATAGACGAGGGAATTCTTTGACGAACTCCCACTTAGTATAGCCTTTCATATCTTACTCCATCCTGTTGGGTTCTTGATGAACAAAATCTCTGACTGTCATAGTGCGAAGCCCGAGCTAGAGTGAACACGAGGCAAGGGCTGATATTTACGGCAGTAGGTAATGTCATCGGTCATGAACCAACCGCCCTTCATGTACTTCTCGTACACGTAGCCAGCTTCTTCACGGCTGTGATACACGTGGTATTCATAGGAACCACGATGAGACACGATGTAGTGTCCGTTCTTGAAGTTGTTAATCATGGTTGAATGATTCCTGTGATGAGGAACACGATCACACCGGACACAAAGAGTGCTCCGATGAATGCTACAAAAGCAAAGAGCACCGAGCCGATGAAGCTTAGTGCTCTGATGGTGTAGTTGTTGTAGAAGATGGATGCCATCACCCATACCAGGGTGTACAATAACTTACCTAGATATTCAGCAGCCATCGGCCGATCCTTTGTGACCAGTACTTGATTGGTTGAACAACGATGATAAACCCATCACCACCAGGGCTAGAGTTGACGTAGGTAATTGTTCCTAACCAACGGAACTTACCGTGTGCTGCAAGAGACCAGAGTTTGTAATTGCAATGGGTGATACGCATTGTTACTCGTCTTCCTTTTGGACGTGGAACTCTTGACGCAAGCACACGTACCGATAGTGACGGGCTGTGTCTTTAACGATAGCCTCACCCTTCTTACCCTCTCGTTCGCAAGACTCAAGAGTTCCGAACCCAGGCACATTGTGAACAGCGATGCCATTGGTGTAATACAGCATCATCACCAGTACAAAAATCTCAGTTATCACATTTACCTCCGGTAAATAGAGCACGCCTTAATTGACGTGCTTAATATCCTTTACTACCTTGATTGTGGGTTGCCATACAGTCTCAAGTGCACGCCTTGCATTGTCTCGCTCAATAGCTATCACTTGACAGCGATGCTTCCACCAAGCTAGCCCTTGGCGTACCTCATCCTGATCTATGGTTAGCTGATTGATATACGCTACTAGTGTGGACTCAGTAGCTTGAAGGTCTTTGATATCCTTGGACAGCATGTAGTTGTAAGCTAAGCTAGACCCGAGGATACAATAAAACACAATCGATACGATGAAAGGCACGACACTCTCCCTTAGTTCTCACATTCTACCTTGGTATACACACGCTTCATGTGCTTGAGAGCGAAGTCTCGTGCTTGCTTGAGAGTATTGAACCTCTCTTGCACACCGGGCATGATCAGGAGGAAGGGCTTATAGCTAGCCCTGCTCAGATGATATTCGATGTAACCGATACGCTTAGAACTATCACGAACATGAACATCCTCTTTGTGTGGTGCACTAGAGGTCTGATGAAAGGTAAGATACAGATCAGTCACGACTTAACCTCTCTTGAGTAGATAGTTGAACATCATGTTACTCATGATAATCATGAGCTTAGAGTAGGCTACTACCTCACCAGTATGACACGTACCAGTGCGGTCCTTCATTACCTCGAAGCTACCATCCTCACGCATGAAGGCTACAAGATCAGCGATCATGAGAGGATACCTACCATCCCTAAGAATAGCAGGTGCATTGCGCTTATCAAAGAACAACACGTTCATTGGTGCATACTCTTAGTGAAGTAGTCAGTGTTCTGCCATAGTGCATGACAAGCATCCCATCCATCAGCCTTAAGCTGATGATACACAAGATGAGAGTTATCCTTGTGACACACGAACCAGAACTCCTCGTCTTCCTCGTCGATGTTGAGAGTGACACCATCAAGGGGAAGGATACCTAGCTTAGTCAGTCTTGCCTTTTCGATAGCAATCCTATTAGCCTTGTTCATCTTATCAAGTCCTTCTTCAAGGCATGAGAGTGGTATTCTACCCATCCCTCGGCTTGCAGTTCCTTGAATGTCTGAGAACTAATGGCATCCTCGTACCTAATACGGAACATGAGGTACGCTCTACCATTGTGCACTCTTAGCTTGGCACACTTAAGAGAGTTAGCTCTGCCTAACTCATCCTTAGTCAGGGACTCAAGGCTAGGGATACAGTAGTGCTTGTTGTGCTTATAAGACACGACCGTTCTTTACCTTTTGTCTTGATACATCTTGATACTAATAGCCCTGTTTTGCATACGACCTTCAAGACTAGAGATAGTTTTAAGAATAAACTTAAGCATCTCACTATCAGACCTCTCCATACCAGGAGAGATAGTCCACTCATTGAACATCTTCCTCTTGAAGACCAGTTCTTTGAGATCATTCTGTTGACACAAAACATAATACTCATACATGAGACGTTCATTCTTAGACAGAGCCATAGCTATCTCCTCTCTTAGGTACAACTAAGCCCCCTAAGCTTACACCTAGGGGGCTCTTATACTGTCTAGGACTAGAGATTCTTAGATGTATCTATCCTAGAAACTTAGGATACATAAGGGGGATTTACCCTCATGGATCGATGCGTTAAAATAGCACAGGATTAAGGAGTCGTCAACAACTTTCTTTAAAAAAGATTGAGGACACCTGCTGTCTGTGCCTTGACTGTGATAGTTGAACCAAAGACTTTGCCTCCTGCATCTAGCACACGGCCAACGCAGTCAGGGATGTGATGCACGTCTTGCCAAGGGATGAGCTTGGCATCCTTACCCTTACCTACCCGGAGTCCCTTCTTAGTGGACTTGAGTTGGCTAAGGAACAGGGTCACCATTGGGTCTACCCGCTTAGCCTCGACCTTTGGAGGGGTGAGAAACACGGTTCTCTTGAGGTAAGAGGCACGCTTGACACGGTCACTCTTAGCCTTGAGTTCAGGCAATACTTCTGCGAACGATGAGGATTGAAAGACGAGCATGATCTTGGTCCCTATGGTTGATAAGGGTAGCCAAGCCCTAGCTAAAGGGATGTTCTAAGCTACCCGGTCTTGGCTTTAGTTAACGGCAGGCGTGGTTTCAGCCCAAAGATTGGGCACTGCCTGTTCTGGCTTGGCGAAATTCTTGATAGACTTGAGGCGAGCGAGGGTATCCCGGTCAATCTTAGTGTCAGGATGATCGCCGTGCTCTTTGATAGCCTTATCGGCACGCTTGCACAACGACTCGATCAGCTTGTCAAGGTCGAAGCCATCGTAAGAAGACGCTGCTTTCTTGGCATCATCCCAAGACTTAGCCTTGAGTTCGGTTGCAACCTTGGCGAGTCCATCCTTAGCCAAGCGATCCGCGAGTGCGGCTTGCTTTGCCTTGTCCATACCGAAAGACTTGGTAGCCTTGCCGGTCTCCGCGTCTTTGTGTTCCTTGATGCGAGCACAACCCGTCTCAACAAACCATTTGCCGAGGCTATCGTTGCGCATACCAAGGTTCTTGACAGTGGCGCACAAGCGGTCCGCTGCCGAGATATCATCATACTTCACAGCATGAATGACGATCAACGTGGCGAGATGCTGCACCGTATCCTTGATCTTGGACCGGCTAAGGGAAGCGATACCCTTGTTGATTTCGCTTGCAGATTTCAGTTGCTCTTTATTAACGGTCATGTTAATGTTCTCCTGTTGTTAAGAGTAGGGCGATCACTCCACCAATGATCGGCGCTATCAGGATCGAAAGCAGAACATTGTCAGCAATCAAGATTAGCGGTTCATATAGCATGGTGTTACCCTAGGTTAAAGCAGTGCAGTCAGGTTGTGCAATACCCTTGGATTGAAAGCGAAAGCGTCGCTTTCCAACACACACTAACATTAGTTAATGTGTGATAGACTGCGACGTGCAGTAATTAGTGTGCGCCTTTCATGCTATCGTTGCCGTATCACAGTTAAAGGGGCAAAGCCTTGCGATACGGGCGGGGAACAAGCCCCGTCTTCTGTTCATATATTTTTCGCTTGCCAGTTTCGCGTTAGCTTAACTTGCTCGCCAGATATACCCGTCGAATATTTCACACGTTCCCAATCCATTGTTTCAATTTCTCGAATTAAAGGGAAGCTCCAACACCCCCAATGCGGCCGTTACCGGTCCCGTAACCTTTCTAGCTATGCAGTCTAGACCGCCTCACAATCCCCGACCCTTAGCGTTCTCCGGGCACTTGCCCGGTTCTAAGGAAAGACTGCTACAACGTAACCTAGACCGCGCCGAGCTAGTATCCTGCAAGGCCGTGGCAGGTGCAGGCTAAGTAACCTGCTTCGCTTTGGGAATTGCACCCCCGGATTGAGCGCCAACCGGATCAAGCGTGCATTGCTAATCGCCTCGCTTGATATGACCATTAAGCCAGATGACTGTTAAAGAAAAATGAAAGTGTAATCACAAGAACGTGAGCTTTATTAACAACAAGTTATAGGTGCCGGATGGGACCGGCTAAAGGGACACAAAGCCGGACAGGAAGGCAGGGAACGCGCGCACGAGGCGAAGCCGTAGTTTCGTAGCAAGAAGCGTGCCAAAGTACCCTGTTACCACATACTCTTATATAAGACGTACACCAACATATCAGAACACAGAATAATCGCTAGGAAGGACATAGGCGGGCAAATCGATGGCAGTTGGACCCTAGGTAGCCAAAACATCCGACCCCATTAGGCGGCCAACGTAGGGCCGGGAAACGCTACTGCCAGGCACGCTTTGCGTGTACAACCCAGAGGCTAAGCACGGAGTAGTAGACTGCCATGCTAGGGTTTAAGGTAGAGGTACAACTGTTGACAAAAGGTTAATGTAAACAAAGAGTTAAGGACTGAGAGTAACGTAAAGGGAAATTTCACAATTTGGGGCCGATGCAAGGACCATGCCAAGTGTACCTGCAACTTTCCTATACAACACCCGTTGAGCGTGTGCTCCCCGCTCCGGCAACCCTGGGTTGAGTGTATCTGCAAGGGTTAACAAAAGGTTAATACCGGGGAAGGGGGGGGGCCGGGGGTGGGCTCGGGGGTGG